GCCGTCGCCCGCGACATCTCTGGCTACTACGCATTCGGGGCCATCACCACCAGCCGTAAAGGGGTCACCCTCGACGTCGTGCGGGACGACCGCGCCTCGCTCTACGCGGGGATGCTGGCCGAGGGATGGGCGTTCGCTACCACGCCCGAGCTGCTCCGGGTGACTGGAGCCGACTACGCTGCCGAGGTGCGCACCAACACCGCCATTCGGTTCCGCAACGGCAAGCATCTCCTGACCGAGAGCTTCCTGCCTCAGCGTGGTCCGCTGAGCGAGGAGACCGAGCGTCGTGCCTCCCGCGCCTTCGGGACTAAGGCCATCTCCGCGAAAGACTACCTATTCGAGACCGAGGCTGCGGCCGAGTCCGCCATCCTCTAACCCACCCCACCCACATGAATCCCGCTAACCTCACCCGCAGTGAACGTCAGCTTTAGTTTTTGCTTTACATACCCAAGAAACCTTAACAGTTTACTGCTATGCAAACGTTCCTACCGTTTCGCTCCTACACCGCTTCGGCTGAGTGCTTAGACTATCGCCGTCTCGGCAAGCAGCGCGTGGAGACCAAGCAAATCCTCCTCGCTCTAACCGACCCCACCTATGGCTGGCAACACCACCCTGCCGTGCGCATGTGGCGTGGGCACGAGACCGCGCTCGCCCTCTATGGCGTGACCATCTGCCGTGAGTGGCGCAAACGTGGCTTCAAGGATACACTCCTGCCTTGGTTCGAGGACCGCATGACCAACCTGACGCCAGCGAATAGCGAACCGAGCTGGCTTACCGAAGAATTCTGCCGCAGCCACCAGTCCAATCTGCTCCGCAAAGACCCCACCCACTACGCCCAACACTTCTTCGGCGTGCCCGATACACTGCCTTACATTTGGCCCGTATGAAATACCAACGTCTCAACAAAGTTCTGGCCGACGCAGGCTTCGCTAGAGGCTATTGCTCTCGGCTGGCTCACCGCCTCATCGCAGACAAACAGGTGACCATCGCATGGACGGACGCCACCGAGCGTGGGGACTCCCACTTCGTATCCGAGGAGGAGGAGGCGGAGCGTATCCGCCGCGCCTATGCCCGCCCCACCGTTGCCCCCGCACCTGAAGGAGCCGAGGAGACTCCCGCGCAGCTGCATCTGGGCGCACTCGAGACCAAGCTCGACCGCCTAGAGCAGCGAGTACTAGGACTGGAGCAGGCTCTTAACGTGCTCATCAAGGGTAGCAATGTAATCGCGGACCGCCTTGCCCGCACACTGGAGGCTCTCGGCGAGACACCGGGCCGCTGAAATAAAGACTTTACTTCTTGCGCCAGTAACTGTAGCTCTCCCTTCCCGCCCTACCATCCTACCCATGTCTGTCGCGCCTGCACCCTACTACGGAGGCACCGGAGCCGACCTCGGCACTGTCTCCGCCCTATCCCAAACCAACTTCTCCGCCTTCGTCAAGGAGGTGCTCGGCAATCCTGCCTTGGTCACCACCCATAGCCGGGCCGAGTATCAGGCTCTCCCCAAGGAGCAGCGTCACGCTAGCAAGCGCGTCCCCTACTTTACCCCCGCTGCCTTCAAGACCATCCGCAGCAAGCGCAACTACGAGAGCGCGGTTCATTGCAATCTACTCTGCCTCGACATCGACGATAGCGACCAAGCCGCCCCACTCGTGGCCCGACCCCAGTCGCTGGTAGAGAGGCTTTCGCCCTACGCCTTCGCCGCCTACACCACTGCCTCCAGCACCAAGGATAGACCCCGGCTGCGCGTAGTAGTGAGTGCGAGTGCGGTCTCGCTGGAACGCTACGGGGAGGCAGTGCGCTGGGTAGGCGAGGTGCTGCTGGGACTCAGCAACGTAACCGGGGAGAGCAAAGTGGCAGTGCAGCCCATGTACCTGCCTACACTATTTCGCGGTGACGACCCGGTGGACAACCACCCGCTCATCGCTGCGGTTCCGGAGGGTGCGGCAGTCACGGCGGCAGCTGTGGTAGGAGCTGCTGCGCCCTCCGGCAACTTCACTTCCGCGCCCGACACAGCCAACGATACCGAGGCGCTCAACTTCCTCCGCCCTTCGGTCGAGGGTATTACGCTGGAGGACGTAGCCAACGCGCTGGAGCACCTAGACCCGGACTGCACGTATGTGGAGTGGATTGAGGTAGCCGCCGCCCTCCGGCACCAGTTCCCGGTTGAGCCAGAGGCGACGCAGGCCTACGATCTATTCAACAAGTGGTCCTCTAAGGGCGATAAGTATCCCGGTGAGGAGGAGGTCGCAGCCAAGTGGAGCTCGTTCAAGTCGAACCCTCGCGGGCGGCTCCCCGTCACGATGCGCTCCGTTTTCCGCCGCGCTGCCTCTGCGGGCTGGCGGCAGGCCGAGCAGATTGCCACTCGCTGCTACGACCAGATTGCAGGGTGGATGCAGAGCTCCGAGCGCACCGGCAACGAGCTGCTCGAGCAGGGTGTGGCCCGAATCGTGGCGGCTCCGCTGCTCTCTTCGCTCCAGAAGGGCACTCTCCTCAGCACTCTGCACGAGGCTCTCTCCAGCCGTCACCTCCGGGTCACCCGGACAGAGCTGAAGCATGCGATGCACCGCATTGAGCGGGCTGCAGCCAAGCACGACATGGGGGCCGCTACCGCTACACCCGACGCTCAGCTCCCCCAGTGGGCAAGGGGAATCTGCTATGTAGCCGGACAGGACGAGTTCTTTCAGCGGCACACCGGGCGCAACTTCAAGCCTCAGGTGTTGGATGCGTATTACTCGGTGCAGCTAATGACGCCCACGGATGTGGATAGTGGCCAGCCCGTGCTCCGTCCCCGGGACTATCTCCTGAACGTGCTGAAGTGCCCTCGCGTGGACGACTACATGTACGACCCTGCGCATCCCGAGATGTTCATCGGCAACGGCAAGAAGCGGGCCGTCAATCTCTACATCCCCACCCACCCTGAACCGGACGCAACCGATGCCGATGCCGCAGGTGAGGTGTTCTATGACCATATTCACCACCTGATTGAAGAGCCCGAGTACCAGCAGCTGCTGCTGGACTTCCTTGCCTACCATGTGCAGTGCCCCGGTGGGAAGATCCGCTGGGCCACTCTGGTGCAGGGTGCCCAAGGCTGCGGCAAGACCGTTATCGCCGAGGCGATGCGGGCCGTGCTGGGCCGGGAACATGTGCGCTCGATTGGTGCCGAGCTGATCTTCACTGGGTTCAACGGCTGGGCCATGGGTGCGCAGCTGGTGGCTATCGAGGAGATTCGCGTCGTGGGCCACAACCGCTACGAGGTGATGAACTCCCTAAAGCCCTGTATCAGCAACGACTACATCTCCATCAACGACAAGAACATCCGCGCTTTCCAGACCAAGAACGTCAGCAACTACCTGATGTTTACCAACCACCACGACTCCCTCGCGGTTAGTCCCGGCGACCGCCGCTACTTCGTGCTGAACTCCCCGCTGCAAAGTGCCTTGGAGGTATCGGAATTGCCCTCCGGCTACTTCGACCGCCTTTGGGATGTCGTGCGGAACCGGGCTGCGGGCCTGCGTGCATGGCTAGAACAGTGGGAATTGAGCACCAACTTCAATCCGCATGGCCATGCTCCGGTTACAAAGTACCTAAAGGAACTAAGCGAGGCTTCCGCCAGTCCACTGACCGCTGCCTTCGTGGACATTCTCAAAGATAACCTCCATCCTCTCGTGCAGGAGGATTTGATTTCGGTGCAGTGTCTCAAGCAGCTGCTCGACACCCGCCACCTTCCCCACTTCACCGACCAGACGCTGGCTATGCTCCTGCGCGAGCAGGGTTACATCCTGCTCCACCGGATGACAATTGAGGGTGAGCGGCACCGTATTTGGGCCAAGATGAATTCGAAGTTCGTGACCCGTGAGAAGAGCGTGCCCGGCGAAGTGATGATGCGGCTGCAGGGTCGCACCGCTGAGGTGCTCGATTTCTCCGTTCTCGACTAAAATAGTGCTTTACTTCTCCTAGCAAACCTCACAAGTTTGTCTCATAAACCCGCCTCGTTTATTCCTACCGTGCAAATCAACACGAACTCCCCGCTGGTCACCGAGCATCAGGTAGCTGATGCCTTCCGGGTGGATGCCGCTGGCATCAAGCACCCCGTAATCGAAGTTCTGCTCAAGTCCGAGAGCGGCACTTGGCTCCACTGCTGCATCAGCCAGAGGGCCGCTGCTAAACTCGCCCGCGACCTTGCTCCGGTGGTATTCAACACCCTCGTGCACTCCGCCAACAACCTGCCCTCGGACTGCGCGGTTACTCTTAACGAGTCGTGCGCTATCCGCGACATCAAGACCGTGGCCGAGCACATCGAGGCTCTCGCTAAGGACTAACTTTCTCGTCAGTCAACCCATAACCCACCACATCATATGTCACTCGAACGTAACATTGAACGTATCGCCGATGCTCTCGAAGCCCTCGTCCGTCTGAAGCCTGCCTCCTTCCTCGCTGCTCCCGCCGCGACGGAGGAAGCTGCCCCCGCTCCCGCTCCCAAGGCGGAGAAGAAGTCCACCAATTCCCAGCCGAAGCCCGAGGCTGCTGCCCCGGCTGCTGCGGCCCCGACCGACACCGCCGCCAAAGTCACCATCGAACAGCTGCGAGCCGTCGGCACCCAGCTCATCTCCGCTGGCAAGGCGGAGAAGATGAAGGCTCTCCTCTCCGAGTACAAAGTCGAGAAGCTCTCCGCTCTCCCTGAAACCGCCTACGTCGATGTCCTCGCCAAGCTCCAAGCCCTCGCCGCTTAACCTCTCGCCCTCTGCGGCGAGTCGTTGGCTGGCCTGCAAAGGCTCTCCGGGCTTTATCGCCGCTCACGCGGACGAGCTGCCTCAGGAGAGTTCTGAGTGGGCTGACGAGGGTACGCAGGCCCATGCAGTCGCGGCCAATCTGCTGAACAATCAGCCAGTGGCCGACGCCCCGCTGGAGATGCTCTCCTACGCCAAGAGCTATGCGGAGTTCGTCCGAGAACACTTGGACGGAGGTGCTCTGATTGTGGAGCAGAAAGTCCCCCTGTTCTACATGGCTGGGCGCAACGGCCAGATTGATGCAGGCATCGTCAACCCGAAGGGCATCTTCATCGGTGACCTGAAGTACGGTGCAGGCATCTCGGTTGAAGCTCAGAACAATCCCCAGCTGGGGATCTACGGTCTGAGCTTTGTCCGCTGGCTGGAGCAGAGTGGTCTCTACGACCAGTTCCCCGGCGATACTCTCGTCACGCTGGCCATCTACCAGCCCCGTGCCCGCGATAAGAGGGTAGTGCGCCTCTGGGCTCTCCGGCTCTTCGAGCTGGTGGAGTTCTGTGCGACCATCGGTGAGACTGCTGCGGCTATCCAAGCCGACCCGGACAATCAGCCATTCGCTCCGTCGGACGATGTTTGCCGGTTCTGCCCCGCCGCCAGCATCTGCTCTCACCGGACTCAGTCGTTGCTGAAGGATCTGCCTCCAGCGGTGACCGAGCCGATCAAGGCGGTGATCGAGCTGCCCGACATCGGGACTCTCAGCCCCGAACAGGTCGGCAAGATCATCGCTGCGGCTGGCCCGCTGAAGAAGTTCTTGGACGACGTCCGCGAGCACGGCTACAAGATGGCCGTCAACGGACTTACCGTTCCGGGCTGTAAGCTGGTCGCCGGGCGCAGCAGCCGCAAGTGGGTGAACGAGGAGGAGGCCGAACGGATTCTCCGCCAGAAGTTCCCCATCGATGCGGTTATGCCCCGGTCGCTGCTCAGCGTGGCTCAGACCGAGAAGCTCCTCAAGAGTATTGAGGTCGGCACTCGGTTCACGAACCTGCTCGAAGCCAACATCACCAAGCCCGAGGGTGCCCCCACCCTTGTTTCCGAGGACGACCCCCGTCCTGCTCTCGATTCCAACCCTGTCAGTGAACTCACCAACCTCGATTCCCAAGACACCCTGTTACATTAAGTCCCATGAATATCCAACTCAATAACGTTCGTCTCTCGTTCCCCGCCTTGTTCAAGGCGCGTTCCTTCCAGAAGGATCAGGAACCCAAGTTCTCCGCCACTGTCCTGCTCTCCAACGAGGCCGATGCCAAGCAGATCGAAAAGATCAAGGCGGGCATCAAGGCCGTCGCCGAGGAGAAGTGGGGCGCGGGCAAGGTGCCGAAGGCCATGAAGCCCTGCCTCCGCGACGGTGCGGAAAAGGAGGAGCTGGAAGGCTACGGCTCCGATGTCGTGTTCCTCTCCGCGTCCAACGCCAAGCGCGTCCCGGTGGTCAATCGCGATCTCACGCCGCTCACCGAGGAAGATGGCAAGCCATATGCGGGTAGCTACGTCAATGTTTCCATCCGCCTCTGGGCGCAGGATAACGAGTACGGCAAGCGAGTCAATGCCCAGCTCCGCGCTGTCCAGTTTGTTAAGGATGGCGAGGCCTTCGGCGATAAGCCCGCTGATCCGACCAAGGAGTTCGCTCCCCTCGCCGACGAGGAAGGCTCCGACAGCTCCAGCCTGATGTAATGCTTACCGTAGCTAGCTGGAATTGAACCGAACGACTAGCTAACCGAGACTGGGCAACCGAGCGTCAGTGGTGGCCCACACTTTCTCCCCTCGTGACCGAGGCTTTTCAACAGATGCTCGAAGAACTGGAATCCCACTCCCTCGTTGTAGTGTTAGCTCCCTCGAAGCGGGCTGACCGTCGAGACTGGGACCATATCCGCGTGTGTGCGGATGTTCCTCCGCGCTGGTACCGTCGGCTCTGCGGCCACCACCCCTCCAGCCGAGGCGTGCGTCGGGGCAAGTTCGATACCTGCGTGCGTCGGCAGAACATTCTGCGCGTGCTGCGGCGGCTAGCGGAGGGCAAGCCGAGCAAGAGCAAGTATGTTGAAGACCTCTCCGCCGTGGCTCGGAAGATCGAGGCCACACCCTTTTAACCTCCCCCATGTCCACCTATCACCTCGATTATGAGACCCGCAGCCGGGCCGACTTGAAAAAGGTTGGAGCCTATCGCTATGCTGCCGACCCGAGCACTCGCATTCTGATGTTCGCTATCGCCCGGGACGAAGGTGAGCCGCTGCTGTGGGACTGCTTGAACGGTGGCAAAGCAGCACTGGCGATGCTGCAAGAGGCTCTGGCCGATAATGAGGCTCTGTTTTGGGCACATAATGCCGAGTTCGAGCGGGCCATTTCCAAGTACCGCATGAAAGCCGATCTGGGGCTGGACCCACCCCCGGTAGAGAAGTGGCGGTGCACGGCAGCTCTGGCTCGCAAGGCGGGGCTGCGCTCGAGCCTCGCCAACGTGGGCGAAGACCTCAATCTCGGCCAGAAGAAATTCGGCGAGGGCTACCAGCTCATCCGCCTGTTCAGCATCCCGCAGAAGGCCACCGGGGAGTTTATCGAGCCTCACGACCAGCCGGACAAGTTCCTGCGTTTCGGCGAATACTGCCTACAGGATGTCCGCAGCGAGCGCGAGGTACATGCCGCCCTAAAGCCATTCGAGCTGAAGAGTACACCGCTGGAGACCTTCCTGTTCGATGCCCGGATGAACGATCGAGGCATCCCGGTGAACGTGGCCGCGCTGCGACACGCCAAGAAGATCATCGAAGAAGTGCAAACCTCTGTAAGCAAGGAATTTGTAGAACTCACGGGTCTCCAGCCCACCCAGCGGGACAAGGTCAAAAACCTGCTGGAATCGATCTACGGCGTGAAGCTGACCAACATGCAGTCCAAGACGCTGGACGAGGCGATTGCCTACCACGAGGAGGCCGAGGAAGAGGAATGGGAGGCTGAGGCCGAGCCGGATAACGCGATTGCACGCCGAATCCTGTTCCTCTACAAGCAGGTCAGCTTCGCCGCCGTCAAGAAGGTACAGACCATGCTCGATTGCGTCTGTGACGATGGGTTCATCCGAGGCATGTTCCTCTACCACGGTGCCGGCACAGGCCGCTGGACGGGTCAGAAGGTTCAACCCCAGAATTTCCGCCGTCCGACTATCAAGGATGCCGATGGAGTGTATGCCCTGCTCTGTCGGGGTGCCTCCGCCGAGGAGCTGGAGATGGTGTACGGCAACCCGCTCGAGGCGATTGCCAACTGCATCCGCAACTTCATCCACGATATCACCTGCCCGATGTTCGATGTAGACTATGCCGCTATCGAGGCCCGCATCATTTGCTGGCTAGCCGGGCAGGAGGACGCTCTCGAGCGGTTCCGCAAGGGCATTGATAGCTACTGCTACATGGCCAGCATAATTTACAACCGCTCGATGGACCAGATCAAGAATCCATCCCCGGAGCGCGAGCTGGGAAAGCGCACCGTGCTAGGGTGCGGCTTCGGCATGTGGTGGCCCAAATTCCAGAAGACCGCTTGGGACCAAGGTCGGGTGCGGCTCCCCGATGAACTTGCCGAGCGAGCGGTGCTGGCCTATCGAGATTCCCATAGCGAGGTTGTCCAGTTCTGGGACGACTGCGATGCGGCGGCTCGGCTAGCGATCGCTACGCCCAACCGAGTGTTCAAGGCAGGCCGGGTCACCTTCCGCACCATCCGGGTGGGCCAAATTCCGTACATGTTGATGGCCTTGCCCTCGGGCCGCAACCTCGCCTATCCTCACCCCCGAATCGAGAAGCTGGAAGGCGATGATCGCCACTCCATCACCTACTACGGTCAGCTCCCCGGCACCACCAAGTACGGTCGCGTGAAGCTCTACGGCGGAAAGCTCGCCGAGAATGCTACGCAGGCCACCGCTGCCGACCTCATGGCCCATGGGGCCGTAACCGCCGAGAAGCGGGGCCACACTATTTGGGGACTGGTGCACGACCAAGCCCTTGGCCGAGCCTACGGCCCGCTCGAGTCTTTCGTCTCCTCGCTCACTGATTTGCCTTCGTGGGCGGAGGGACTCCCTATCAAAGCTGAAGGCAAAATCGTCCCCTACTACAAGAAATGAAAAAGTACATCCTCGTTGTTCTCCTCTCGCTCACCTCTGCGGCGTTTGCGGCAGACCCGGCTCCGGTGGCCCCAATCAAGTCCGAAAAAGACCAGATCGCCGAGCTGACGGCTCGCAACACCGAACTGGCTATCCGCAATGCCGCGCTGGAAGCGGTCATCAAAGATCTCCGGGCGCAGCGTGACACCGTCACCCAGCAGATGCTGGACGCCCAGCTCCAGATGTCCGAGATGGTGCGGGCGGTGCAGAAATCCCAGAAGAAGGAATAACCCACCGTGAGCCCCATCCAAGAGCTCAGTCACACTCTCAAAACGACTGTCGGCAGCGACGATCTCAAGCGGCTCAAGCCCCACCTCGGGGGCTGGAACCACCTTAATGAAATCCTCCTGTTGAACCAGATGTCGGCGGAGGACATCAAGAAGCTGATCCTCATCGAGATCACTAACAAGGGACGCGAGCAGATCCTCTCCAAACTGACCGCTCGGCTTAAAAGTCTCGAGCTCAAGCAACTCCGGGAGCACATCCGCATATGCTTGAAAAGGAACTAGAGCGGAAGATCGTAGCGCATTGCAAACGCAATGGTGTGCTGTGCTATAAATTCGTATCGCCCGGTCGTTCGGGGGTGCCAGATCGCATGCTGGTATTCCCGAATGGCCGGGTCGCCTTTGCGGAAATCAAGGTACCGGGTGGCAGAGTGAGCGCACTGCAGCAACACGAGCTAAAACAACTCCGGCAACGGGGTCTCCCGGCGGACGTTTTCTGGGACTTTGAATCGTTTTCCAGCTGGCTGGACTGGCATCTGTGAAACTGCACCCTTACCAGCAATTAGCTGTGGAGCACTTGCTCAAACACGACCGAGCCGCTCTGTTCATGGGGCTCGGTTTGGGCAAGACGCTCTCCACGCTGACCGCCTTCGAGGGTCTCCGCACCCTTGGGTGCGCCCGCAACATGCTGGTCGTGGCTCCGCTGCGGGTCTGCAACCTGACTTGGCCGAACGAGGTGGAGAAGTGGCCCCAGTTCTCTCACCTGAAGGTCGCCAACCTGCGCCAGAAGGAGGGTACGAAGGCATTCCTCGAAGGTACCGCGGACGTCTACCTTTGCAACTACGAGATGCTGCCCAAGGTGGCCGACCACTTCGAGGAGCACCCAATGGATGTTGTGGTGTTCGACGAGCTAACTCGGGCCAAGAACCACCAGAGCAAACGCATCAACGGGTTCCGGCAAATGCTCCCGCCCCACGTGCGCCGCTGGGGGTTAACCGGCACCCCCACGCCGAACTCGCTGCTCGAACTGTTCGCTCAGGTGCGGCTATTGGATGACGGCCAACGGCTGGGCCGCTCTTTCGACCATTTCAAGCGGACATACTTCTATCCGACGGATTATATGGAGTACGACTGGCAACCGCTGCCCGGTGCCGAGGAGATTATCTACGGCAAGATCGCTGATTTAGCCCTGACGCTTCTCTCCAGCGACTTCCTCAAGATTCCCGATACGGTCGTCACCGACCTCGAAGTCGGGCTGACAGACGAGGCTGCAGCTCAATACAAGGAGCTGGAGAAGGAGCTGCTCCTATCTATCGGGGATGGCGAGGACGTCATTGTGGCGGCGAACGCTGCCGTGCTGGTCAACAAGCTGCTGCAGGTGACGAGCGGCTCTGTGTACGATGAGAACCGGAAGGTGGTGCGGCTCCACGATGCCAAGTACAAAGCTCTCACCGGCTACCTGAAGAAGCACCCGGAGCCTGTGCTGATCGCGTACAACTACCAGCACGAGCTGACTCAGCTGCGCGAGATTCCCGGCTCTGTAGCCTTTGTCGACTACAAGACCCCGAAGGCCCAGTCCGAGCTGGAGAAGCTCTGGAACGCTGGGAAGATCGCCCGGCTGCTGGTGCATCCGCAATCGGTGGGGCACGGGCTGAATCTGCAATACGGAGGCTCGACGGTGATCTGGTACAGCCCCACGTGGAGCCGCGAGCTCTACGATCAGCTCAATGGGCGCGTCGTGCGGCAGGGTCAGACCCAGCTGACGAACATCGTCCGGATTCTCTGTCCCGGCACCATAGACGATGCGGTAATCGAAACCCTCCGCGAAAAAGATGTGGGCCAACGCGCCTTGCTCCAAGCACTTACAAACTTTCGGAAGCTTCTCGAAAAATAAAACTTTACCTTTCCCTGAATAAACTCCATAGGTTTATTCGATGAATACTCCTACCACAGTTCGCTCCACGGGCTATGCGTTCAAGCTGATCAAGGTCTGGCGCACGAGCACCATTCTGGACGTCGGTCCATTCTCCCAATGATTTCCGCCTTGTTCCTAGCCGCACTCATTCAGGTGGAATCCGGTGGCAACGACCTTGCCATCGGTGACCACCAGCAAGCTCTCGGCTGCTTGCAGATTCACCGCGAGGTCGTCCTCGACGTTAATCGTCTTACAGGCCGCAGCTACAAGCACGTAGATGCTTTCGACCGAGATAAGGCCATCCGGATTGCTACCGTGTACCTTCAGCACTATGGTGCTCAGCTCGGCCACGAGCCGACCTTGGAGGATTACGCTCGCATTTGGAATGGCGGGCCACACGGCTGGCGCAATCCGCACACCGTGGCCTACTGGCACCGCGTCCACGCCCAACTCCTCCGTCTTTCTCCCCACCAATGAACATCCCACCTGACTTCACCATCTACATCCGCACGTATAAGCGTGACAAGATCGTCACCTTTCAGTATATCCCGCCTGAATGGTACCCGTACACCCGGCTGGTCGTTCAGGAACGGGATAAAGACCGTGTCAAGGATAGCCCCGTCGAGAAGCTAGTGCTGCCGCCCGAAGTAGATAACCTCGGCAAGACAATGGACTGGTTGATGGCGAACTGCCCCACCAAGAAGATGCTCTCCCTAGACGACGACATCACCGTCAACGTCTTGAAGAACTTCAACCAGTATAACCTGCGCGGCATCACCCCCGAGGAGATGCATGAGGCATTGGCGCGCTGTGCGTTCATGCTCGATATCTATCCCCACTTCGGGGCGGGCGATCGGCGCGAGGCCCACATCAAATACTTGCACCGCATCCTCGAATGCACCCGGTGCAATCGCTGGCATGGATTCAACGTCGAGTTCTTTCGAAAGAACTGCCCGGATTTCCGCTTCGCCTCCGTCCCGAATATTGAGGACTACAACATGATTCTGTACCTCCTGACACATGGATACCCGAACGCCATTGACTGTCAACTGTACATCGGCGACGCCTTCGGCAGCAACTCGCCCGGTGGCTGTCACGATTTGCGCGAGGAATTGGGTGATGGGTACGATGCCAAAGCTCTACAGACTCTGTACCCGGCCTTTGTTTCTCTCGAGACCAAGGAGACCAAGACCAAAGGCGGTATTTGGAATCGGACGGACGTCCGCGTACAGTGGAAGAAGGCATACGAGTACGGCATGGCGAATTGGGGGCTGCTATGAACGAGCTGTTTCCTTTGCTCCGTGAGGAGTTCATCGCCTTCCTCCGCGCCCGCGAGCGGATGCGGCTACACAAGGAGGTCGTAGGTGGCCCCGGCCCCCACTCAACTGACCCCCTCCTCGCCAGCCACCACTTCTGCAACGTCAACCGCGAGGACGATGCCGTCACCCGCTGGGTGCACGAGAACGTCCGGCTGCGGTTCCAGAACAGCTCCCGCAACTTTGTCGTGACGCAGTTGACGGTGGCCCGGATTTTCAACCATCCTCCGGCTTTGAAGGTAATCATCCCAGTAGAGAACCCAACGCTGGCCGCTCGCCATCTCGAGCAGTACGAGGCTCAGGGCAACAAGGTCATGCGCGGAGCGTACATGATGCCCGTCCGGGGCGAGGGCAAGGGCCACCGCGTGGTGAGCTACTACCTCGAAACCGTTATCCCCGCCGTCCTGCGGCTCGATTTCACCTACTGCGTTTCCCTCGTCAACGTGGCCGAGAAGTTGATGACGGTCAAGAACCTCGGGGACTTCCTCGCCAACCAGATCTGCACTGACCTCCGCTATATGCCCCGGTGGGGCCGCACCTTCATCGACTGGGAGATGTTCGTACTGGCTGGCCCCGGTACCAAGCGCGGCATCAACCGATATTATGGCCTTGACCTTGAGCAGACTGCCCCCTTACCTTGGTACACCCGGCAGCTGATGCTCATCCGCAAAGAGATGCCGGACGAGTTCGCCGAGGTTTTCCTCGACCCGAACAACCTTTCCAACTGCTTCTGCGAGTTTGATAAGTACCGTCGCGCCCAAGACCAACTCTTTGCGCAAAAGAAACCCACCCTCCGCCACTATCATGGAAATTCACTCCCGTAATACCAACACGCTGATGCCCGTAGTGTACAAACGGCTCCTCAACCAAGGAGATCGTATGGCCTCCCGCAACGGCCCGGTGCTCGCTTTTCCCGAGCCCGTCTCCATCTGTCTCACCCATCCTTGGGAGCGGGTGAACTTCTCTTTCACCCGTGATGCTAACCCATTTTTCCACGTCATCGAGTCGCTGGCGATGCTCTCCAACACCAACTCGGTGCCGATCCTGAGCTATTTCGCCAAGAACATGCTCAGCTACACTGACGACGGTAAGATCTACAATGCCTTCTACGGTACTCGACTCCGGGAGACCTACGGCGACCAGCTGAGTCTGGTCATCGAAGGGCTCCGCGCCAACCCGGATAGCCGTCAGGAAGTTGCGCTCCTTTGGGACGCCCGCGATCTGCGCCGCCAGACCAAGGACAAAGCCTGCAACCTTGCGCTCCTGTTCAGCATCCGCAAGAACGCGCTCTGCATGACCACCTTCAACCGCTCAAATGACGCCATCTGGGGTGGGGTGAGCGGAGCCAACATCGTCCACCTCTCCTTCTTTCAGGAGTATGTCGCGCTAGCTCTGGGTCGGCCCCAAGGCCCATGGTGGCATATTTCCAACAACCTGCACGTGTACCCGGAGAACCCGAAGTGGTATTCGATGTGCAACACCGTGTTCGCCCCCGACCCGTATTCGGAGAACGACCTCAACCGGGTCTCCCTCTTCGAGAACTTGGGGGTGTTCGAGGTCGAGATGTACCACTTCATGAGCGAGCTTGACGCCCTCGTAGCCGGGCGGAACGACGCTTTCCGCGACATCGGTTACACCGAGCCGTTCATCAAGGACGTCGCCGTCCCCATGGTCAAAGCATGGTGGCACTACAAACATGGCGAACTCGCTCATGCCCACTTCCTTGCGTTGTCCATCCTGGCCGACGACTGGAGAAAAGCCGCCACTCAGTGGCTCAAAAGGAGAGAAAAATGATCCAGAATCTTCGTAACACGTTGGAGGCAGGGAGAGTTATACGCTACCATGCCGCCACTTCGGTCCAGCCGCAAACGGTGGGCCTTCATGCCTATGGGGTAGCCACCCTAGCCCTGTACCTTACCGGGGGCAAGGCGTCGTCTGCATTGCTCGTGGAGAGCCTCCTGCACGACGCTGGGGAGTATTTCACGGGCGACATCCCGTTCACCTTCAAAAAGGCTCACCCCGAGATTCGGGAAATACTCCATAAGTTTGAGACTGCTGCCCGCGCCGAAGAGACGATCCTCCCGGAATCCAAGCTCACCCCCGAGGAGCAGGCCGTCCTTAAGATCTGCGACACCCTTGAGGGGCTCATCTGGTGTGCGATACACGAGGAGAAATGCGGCCCGGTGTACCGCCGTTGGGTGGGGGCGTATCGGGTAGCCCGCGTCAAGTTTACGGAGGTCGTGCCTGAAGACGTCTGGCAGCGGGCCGACGCGGTCTACATGCACTACAACAACGGTCTTGCCCCACTATGAAAAACGCGCTCGAAAAACAAGTCGGAGGCACTCACTACAAGATGCCTATCCAGCACGTGGAGTTCTGCCAAAGGAACAAGCTCCTCTGGTGCGAAGCCGCTGCCATCAAGTACATCGTCCGGCACCGCCAGAAGAACGGGCGGCAGGACATCGAGAAGGCCATCCACTACTTGGAGCTGCTTCTCGACCTCGAGTACCCTACGACGCCTTCTTCGTCTCCCGATACGCAGTCACCCGGTTCACTCGTTTCGTGACCTTGTCCCAGACCGGAAAGGCTCGCACCTCAACGGTGCGGGCTTTCACGGCGGGAGCCAGCAACTGGGAGACCCGCTCGGGGCTGCAACCAATCTGCTGGGCGACGGTCTCTTTGGAGTCCCAGCCTTCGGGCAGGACGTACAGTTTTTCCTGAGTCTTTTCCACGAGGTGTTTCCAGTTGGTCATGTTAAGGTGATGGGAGCCGTGACCGTCCGCCCCCGCTTGGAATCAAGCAGGAAGTAGGTTTGCTGCGGAGGTTCAAAGGGGGCTTTGATCTGTAACGAGAAGGCATTGTAGCCGATCAGCGAGCCGTTACTGACGACCTTCGGGGTCTGCATCTGGGTGTGCCAGTGGCCGTGGATATCGAGGTCGGCGACCATGGCCTTGTTCCATGCGGCGATGGCTTTCTCCAGCGGGATGGTCAGCCCGCCGATGCCGCCCTCGTACCGGATGGCATCGCCATGGTGAAGGCGGATTTTCTTGCCGAACACCTCGATGTAGACATGGTATCCAGTGGCGATGTGCCATTCCAGCTCTGGCAGCGCCTTCGCCAGCATGTGGTACAGGAGCCACTCAAAGGAGTTCGCGGCCCCGGTAGCATGGCGGGGCTTCTTGGTCGTGCGACCATGGTTGCCGTAACAGCAGGGCACGATGATGCGCTTGAACTCGCCCGCAGCCTGCAAGTAGCGGATTCCAGAGATGACGCGCTCCATGACCCAGAGGATCGCCTCCACGGGGGAGAGGCCGTTCGTCTCCTGCAGCTCCTCGTGGATGTACCCTGTAATCAGGTCGCCTAGAAGGGCGAGGACGAGGGTGTCAATCTGAGTGCCTGCCCGTTCGATCTCGGTGAGCCGGACGATCGAGTTGAAGAACTTCTGGATGCGGACTTCAGCGATTGCGAGGTCGAACTCGTTCAGCCCGTTGACGCTATCGGCCCGAACAGTCTCCTCGCAGTGCCAGTCGGAGGCGATGGCGAACGCCACTGCCTCGGCGCGATTAGGAGCGGCGGGCACCAATACTGGTGGATTGACCCGTTGCTTCTTCAAGGCAAGTAGCAGATCGAGCTGCCCTTGCCGTTCCTGGAGCTCCTTGGAGTACTGTTTGATCAGGGCGTCCTTAGCCCGGATCGCCTCGGCATGCGCCCGAGCACTTTCGTTTCTCTGGACCTCGCCCCAGTTGGTTTTCATTTTTTGTGCCGTTTGAGCCAGTCGTGGAGGGCGGTCATGCCCGCGAGAATGGCGATAATAGAGGCGATGATTCTAAAGCCCCAGTCGAGATGCTCCTGCCATGCGGTAAGAGCACTCACTCCCGATACGGAGGTCATGGCAAGGGATACGGCATTGGCGCGAAGATGGGTGAGAATCATGGGTCGGTATTGGAGCGGTTTTTAAGGTTCATCTCCGCGAAGTACACGAGGTGCTGTGCGTCGATGTGGTAAAGACCATTCCTCGGCTCTAGACCAACGTCGGGTTGGAGCGGCGGTGTGTAGTTTTTGCCGTACTTAGCTACGAGCGCGTTGTATCGGTCGCGGGCATGGGTCGTAATCAGGGCACCGCCATCAGGGGTGAACCCGACCAATCCGCTATTCTGCGCGTTGCCGTCGTAACTAGCCTGCGCTGCGGGTGGCAGAATATCCGGAGCGACTGTGCACCCAGATAGGCCCAAGCAGAGAAGGATGACAGCAAGTCTGGTCATTCAGCCAGATCCTTTCGTAACCCGTCGAGATTCTGGTTCTTGACCTCGTCGGTAATCCGGGCTTCGGCGTCCGCTGCCTTTTTGGCCGAGACGTTCGCCTTTATTTCCGGGGTATTAGCCGCGTCCTGTCGGCCTCGGGCGAAGCCGAACAGGTTCGCGAAAAGATCTATCAGAGCCGAGAGCATCTGGGTTAGCTCTTGGGCACCGCCGCTACCGCTTCATGTATGCCATTGGCGACGGCGGTAAGGAAGAGTTTCACGTCAGGCCGGACGCTGGCCGAGACTTGCTGCGCGTAACGCTTCTGGTAGGTAGCCCATGCCGCATTGATGAGGCCCGCCACAGTCTTGGCGTCCTGTTCGGAGAGCGAGGTTTTACCGAGGAAGGCTTGAACATCGTCTGCCGTGAGGGTGTCTCCGCTGAAGGAGCCCAACCCAGCTGCTACTGCTTCCGCCGCACCAATGTAGCTGGCGTTCTTGGTAAGGACGGGCACGAGACCAACGCTGATAACATCTTCCACAGCATTGGCCACGAGCTGCTGATTGGAAGTGGGTTCAACGGGCGCAGAAGTGCACCCGGCGAGGACGAGGAGAACAAGGACTAGGAACCGTTTCATGTTAGATAGCGGGCGTTGATGTTGGAGGAGGCGGCTGCGGAGCCGCGAAGATGTTGGGAAAGGGGTTGTCCTTCTTGAAGGCGCGGACGTCGGCCAGCCCCGAGAAGAACGGAACCGCGAGCACATGAGCGACGGTGATCAAAACATGATGGTCGAAAACCATGGTCGTGGGCAGCTGACCGTCCGCCGCCGCGATACCGGCACCCGCTGGAGCCCCCACGGGGCAACCATCAAGGAATCCATCGATGAAGGCGGAGATAGCCCCGCCAAGCCAGAGTTGAAGGGCTGTACTGTTCTTGATAATCATGGGTAGACGAGGTAGTTGGAGAAGTGGAGAATGTAAAGTCTTTAGTGAATAGGGGAACGGTGAATTGCCACGTCGTTTGGGCCACTCATGGGAAATTACCTGATGCGGCGCGCGCGGATCATTCCGAACGCCTTGGCGTTGCCGGGCGAGGTGGTGTAATTGCAGTAAGCCGAGAAATAAACCGTTGTCGTCGTCGCGTCCGTCCCGGCCTGGCGCGCCACGCCGTTGATCACGTTCACCACGATTGGCTGGACGTCGTTGCGGATCCGGACCGCCAGCCAGAAAAGAAAAACCGCAAGAAGCAGCGGAATGAAAGGCCAGATTTTCTGGAGGTAATCCACGGCCGGTGTGTAGGTGGGCGTTGTCATTGGCACAAGTCAGAAGTTTATCAGGGCGTGTACGTGCCGCTGCTCGTGAAGGTGTGAAGCGTGCCGCCGTTCACCGAGGTGACCGTGCCGCCGGTCCCGCGCTGGGCGCCGGTGTACCAGATCATCACGACGCCGGATCCGCCGCCGCCGCCGTTGCCGGCTCCGCTGCCGCCCCAGAAGGCGCCGCCTCCGCCTCCGCCGCCGCCCGTGTTCGCGGTGGCATAGCCGCCATTAAGGAAGCTGCCCGCGGTGTATCCGCCCGCCCCGCCGCCGCCCTGGCCGCCGGTCCCGCCGACGCCGTTGTTGCCGCAGCCGCCGCCTCCGCCGCTGTAGTAGGTCGTGCTGCCCGTCGCGGCGTTCATGGCCTGGTAGCCGGCGCCGCCGTTCAGCTGGACCGTGGTCCCCGATTGCGAGCCCGTATAGACCGGGCTGCCGCCGCCGCCGCCGCCGGCATTGCCCGCAAAAACGGTTCCGCCCGTGTCCGATGCGAAGCCGGGCTTGCCTTGGTTGTTCGTGCCGGCGCCGCCATTGCCCTGCGTATTGTAGTTCCAGCCGCCGCCGCCGCCTGCGCCGCCGCCCACGCCCGGGCTGCCCGTCGAGTCGTAGCCGCCTCCGCCTCCGCCCGTGGCGGTCAGGGACCCGAAGACGGAATTGCCGCCGTTGCCGCCCGTCCCGCCCACGCCCGCGGATCCGCCGCCGCCCACGGTCACGGTGATCGCGCCGGTCCCTGGCGTCACGGTGTAGGTTGAATTGACGACGATGCCGCCGCCACCACCACCTCCGCCGTTGTTGTCGTAGGGCTGGGTCGACCCGCCGCCGCCGCCTCCGCCCGCGACGACGCAGGTGTATACGGTGTAGGACTGGGGGCTCGCCCCGAGGAAGATCTGCTGCGTGGATGCACAACAAAGCGCCGCGATCGCGAGCGCGAGGAGGAGGCGTAGGGCTTTCATGGCTTAGTTGAGGTTCGTTCCGCTGATGATCCATTCCGTCGTGGCGATCTTCAGCGCGGTGGCGACACCGTTAGCCGCAAGGGTACGAGAACCGGTTGTGCCAGCACCCGCCAAACGCATGGTGTCCGATGTGATGGCGATGGTGACGGTGCCCGCGCTGTTCTGGTTGACGAACGTAATGGCTGTGCCAACGGCAAAAGCCACGCTGCTGTTGGCCGGAATGGTGAACGTGCGGGCTGTCGTGTCTGCGCTGGGGTGCAGGATATGCTTGCCGGAATCAGTTGCGACCAGCGTGTAGGCTGCGCTCTGCGAGTTCTGCGGGATGATGCGGACGTTGCCGATAGAATCGCCCAGCGTCGTGAATGAACCCGCTGCGGCTGTCGTTCCACCAATTGCCGGAGGAGACGCCAAGTAAGTGCTGAAGCCCGTGCCACTCACCGTCGAACTTGCGGAAAGCGTCGTGAATGAACCCGCTGCGGCTGTCGTTCCACCAATTGCCGGAGGAGACGCAAGATAAGTTGAAAAGCCGGTTCCGCTTACCGTTGAAGAAGCCGAAAGAGTGGTAAACGCGCCCGTGCTCGGCGTAGTTCCCCCGATCGCCGGCGGGCTGGCGAGGTAGGTGGAAAAGCCCGTCCCGCTAACTGTTGAGGAGGCGCTCAGTGTCGTCGCCGCCACGGTACTTGCGATCGTGGCACCGATTGGCGTCGAATTGATACCCGTAGAAGTCAAAGTCCCAACGGTGACGCCGTTGACGGAAAATAGGTGAGACCCGCCCGTAGGAGTGTTGTAATACAAACTCACGTCGCTACCGCCTCCGCCTGATAGGGAGATCCCCGACGCAAAAACATTGGAATTGTTAAAACTCAAAACCCCATAGGTCGTTGAAGCGGAAAGATTGCTGAGCAAGATAGCGTTGGTTTGGCCTGACACTTTGGAGGTCAGCGACGTGAAAGCGCCCGTGCTCGGCGTAGTTCCCCCGATCGCCGGCGGGCTGGCGAGGTACGTCGAGAAGCCCGTCCCGCTCACCGTCGACGACGCGCTGAGGGTCGTGAAGGCGCCCGTGTTGGCTGTCGTTGCGCCCACCGTGCCGTTAATGTTGATAGAAGCGGTGCCGGTAAGGTTGGTGACCGTGCCGCTGGAGGGCGTGCCTAGTGCGCCGCCATTCACAACAACCGAACCAGCCGTGCCAACATTTACACCTAGCGCGGTTTGGACGCCGGTGCCAAAGGTGATTGCTGATTGATAGTCCGTGCCAGCCGTAGCAATCGCCAGCGTGTTAGCCCCCGTCCGCTTAATAATGCCGGTAGAGCTTAGACCCGTGATGGTATCCTGCGTGATACTACCGCCAAGGGTCGTGCTTGTCCCGGCAATCGTGATAGACGAGTTGGACAGCGAAGCGTTGGCAATCGCCGAAATACTGAGAACGCCCGCCGAGGACATGGACATTGTTGCGCCGCTGCCCGACAGCGAAACCACGCCAAACGCCGTGCCACCCGCATTACCAACGTAAATCTGACCAGCCGAAGGAACGGTGTTGGGGACAATGCTGGCTTTGGTCTGGACGTCATTCGTGACGCTGCCCAAGCCAACCTGTGTAGCAGTAATACCTGTAAGACCAGAGCCGTTGCCGGTGGTCGTCAGATATGTGTTTGTATCAACCGAAAGGGCACCAGTCCCACCCGAGGTCTTTACAAAGCCATTGCTCGTCAGATTAGACAGCGTGCTGATGTTTTGGCTGGTATTTACTGTGACTGTATTTACCGTGCGGGTAAGGCCAGTAGAGAACGTCAACGGAACTTCGTAATCCGTGCCCGCCGTTGCAATCGCCAGCGTATTGGCTCCGGTGCGCTTGACGAGGCCAGTCGAGGACAAGCCGGTAATCTGGTCTTGAGTGACGCTTCCGCCCAAGGCTGTGCTGTTGCCAGCGATGCCGATGGTGCTGTTGGCGAGCATCGTGTTCGTCACCTTGCCCGCGCCAATGGCCGTGGTGATGGCCGTCGTGCCCGAGCCGCTGACATCGCCCGACAGAGTGATGGTCTGGTTGCCGGTCAGGTATGTGTTGGTGTCGAAGGCCCAAGCGGTGCCGTTGTATCGCAAGAGGCCCGCCGAAAGGACGGGAAGGACCGAACCGCGCAGCCCCGTGACCGTCAGACTGGGGGAAAGGGAAGTGGCCCCCGAGGCCGTTCCACTGGCATCGCCACTGGCCGTCCAAGTGATGCTCTGATTGCCGGTCAGGTAGGTGCTGGTGTCCAGCGCAAAGGTGCCTGCTGCCGTCATCTTGACGAAGCTCGTGGAGGCATAGGTCAGGCCGGAGAGGCTGGTCAAGTTCGTGGCGAGAGGTTGGTAAGTGCTGGCGGCTGCGCTCGTGGTCAGATAGGTGTTGGTATCGATGCTCAATGCCCCGGTGCCGCCCGAGGTCTTCACGAAGCCGTTGGTCGTGAGGTTCGACAAGGTGCCGATGTTCTGGCTGGTGTTGACCGTGACGGTGCCCGAGGTAATGGTCAGGCCGGTGGAGAAGGTCAGCGGGGTCTGGTAGTCGGTGCCCGCCGTGGCCGCGCTCAGGGCCGTCCCGTTGCCCTTGACCATGCCGGTGACGGTGGTGGAGAGGGTGATGGCCGGGGTCGTGGTGGCGGTGGCGACCGTGCCCGCGAGTCCGTTAGCACTCACCACGGAGACCGAGGTGACAGTGCCGCCCGAGCCGGTGGCCATCAGGGTGCCGCCGCTGAAGCTCAGGCCCGAGCCAACTGTGACGTTGCTGAACCCACCAGTGCCGTTGCCATAGAGGATGCTGGTGCCCGAGGTGGCCGGGGCATAGCTGCTGGCATCAAAGGCCCAAGCAGTGCCGTTGTAACGCAAAAGACCCGACGCGAGGGTCGGGAGAGCCTTGCCCAGCAGACCGCCAACCGTGGGACTGGGATAACTGCCAGAAAGGTCGCCGGAGGCCGTGCCCGAGGGCGGTAGGGAAGAGGGTGTCCCGGTCAGTTTGGAATAGGCCAGCGAGGTCAGCCAAGTGGGGTTGGCGTAGCTGCTGCCGGTCGAGACCCCATCAGTGATGCCATAGCCGCTCAAGGTGGTCGGGGTGCCGGTGATGGATGACCATGCCCAAGTGGTCGGTGCCCCGGTCAGCTTCGAGTAGGCCAGCGCGGTAATCCACGAGGGGTTGCTGTAGCTGCCCGAGGTGCTCACGCCATCCGTGATGCCATAGCCCGACAGCGTGGTCGGGGTGCCAGTGATGCTGCTCCAAGGCCAAGTCGAGGGCACGGTCGGCTGGACCACCCATGAGCGCACCCCGGCGGTCGTGCTGCTCAGGACATAGCCGTTCACGCTCGGGTCGCCCAGCGAAGGCTCCTTGCCGTTCAGCGCGGTCTGGAGGTCGGTCTGGTTGGACAGGGTACCGGTAATCTGCCCCCACACGGCGATAAAGGGCGGCGCACCCGTAATCTTGCTCCAAGCGAGCGAGGTAATCCATGCCGGATTAGCGTAGCTGCTCGAGGTGCTCACGCCGTCTGTGATGCCGTAACCGGAAAGAGTGGTGGGTGTGCTGGTGATCTGGCTCCACGGAACAGTGCCTCCGGGGGCGATATTCGTGGCGATAATTTGGCCGGTGCCTGTCGCGCTTAAACTTTCACCAGAGGGGACGGTCAGGGAGCTATCAATGGCGTTGGAGCCGTTGTCGGTCCGCCGCTGGACGTTCTTGTAGGAGGGATACACGGTCTGCCCCAGTACGAGCACCGGGAGCAAAAATGCAAATAGGAGAATCTTTTTCATGTTAATAGAGGTTGCGCCAGACTTTCTGATTGGTGTCGGAGTAGTCTAAAGGCCGCTGGTATGCACCCGCGACTGTGGGATGAGTAGAGGCCTCTAATCGCCACCCCTGCAACTGACCGGAGGTGGGGTCAACGTATTCGACGATGCAGTTGACCGGCTGATTGGTCGTCGGAATACCATCGAGGTAATTCTGCCCGCCCGCATAGCCGAGGAGCGCGAGTACGGTGACGGTGTTGAGCGGCAATAGGCCGGGCATAAGCACCGTGCCGGGATTGAGACTCAGCGGAGCATTGTAGACATTAAACGCCCCCGCGCCATAGACCAGCGCGTTACCCGCCGTTGTGATAGCCTGCACCGTCATCCAGTATTCGGCAAGGCCGTTACTGGAGAAGGGGAAGACGTTCATGTCCACCGCACTGAAGGCGATGATGCCGTTCTGCTCCGTACCGGCCACCCAGCCAAGGGCCGAAACCAAATCTGACCAGCTGGGATCCGCCCGGGAAACCGCTCGGGCGATGAGCGGCACCGTAGCCTCCGGATCGGCTTGAAAGGCGATCATGATGTAGGCCACGTTGGAGAGGTCTACCGGGGCGTCGAATCCGTCGAAACAGCCAAGCTGGAACGATGCCGCCTGTCCGCGCCAGATCCTCGGGGCCATGCCCGTGAGGAGATCTAGCGGCGGAACTGGTGGATTGCTGAGCAACTTCAGTTGAAGCCGGATCGGGACTTGTTCGTATGTAGGCATGGCTAGAATCTCCTTTAACCGAGAAGGCCGCCACCACCGCCACCACCGCCACCGCCGCCACCGCCGCCACCGCCACCAACCACATTTCCGGTCGGATCGGAAGTGCCCATGATCATGACACTGATGCAGGCCGAATCTTCCAGACCGTTGTTGAACGGGTCCACGCAGAACACAGAGAGCTGCGTAGTCGTTCGGATGGAGGTGCGCCCCGAGAAGCCGCCTGCGATTTCGTTGTCGTTGCCTGGAATAAAAGCCCCGCCGTTCGGCGTACCAGCGGAGCCCGAGAACGCATAAGCGTTGTTCGGAAGAGCCGTGTTGAAATTGATCACGTAGCAGCCTGTGGCAGTCTTGGAAACCGAAGCCACGTTGAACTGGCTGTAGATACTGCCCGTCTGGCCGTTGAAGCAAACCCATGCTTTGGCTGAACCATCCTGTGAGCTCACCAGCGTCGAAGCCAGCGTCTGCCAGTTGTTGGTGTCGGTCAGCGGGTTGTTGTTGATGTTGCTGTCCGTTTTGCTGATGAACGGCGCACCAGACACCAGTACCCATGATCCGACATAGTAAGTCGTCTGGGAATCCCATTCCGGAATACCCGACTGGAACAAGTACGCCATCTGTCGTGTGAGCAGGTAAAACAGCGCGTTCATATCCTGTAGCGCAGGAGAGGCGTTGCCACCCGGCGCGTTGACAATCGCACCGCCCCATGCCTGCTGGAACGCAGCGAGCCCTTGGATGATGTCCGGGTCGAGGCTGTAGTTCGGGGAGCCCGCCTTTAGCGAACCGAACTGAGCGATGTTATTGGGGGCGGCGAGAGAGTTACCGAAGATCTGCTGGAACTTGCGTAGGATTTTACTCATGGGAGTGTTAGTTGTTGTTGAAGGTCGTGGGCGTCGTGCCGGTACCACCGTTGGCGATAGCCTTGCCGTTAGCCGAGATGTTGTTGCCGATTTTGCAGACGCCGCCGAGCCGGTTCGTGAAGATGTAGGTAGCAGCGGTGCCTCCGTTATCCGTGTTGCCGGTTATCACGAGGTTGTTGATGGTCTTGCCCGTGGCGGGCACAAAGTAAAATGACTCGTTACTGGGGGCTCCGAGACTCACATTATTTGCCACTACCCAGTTGTTCCAAGTGGACGCGACATTGGTTGTACTACCGTCGTCGGTTGCCACCGTGCGCAACACAGCGTCTTTTCCGGTGTTCCCGATGAAGCTAACATTGCTGCAGTCGAGAAAAGCGTAGCAGTCCAAGCTGACCGGAGCCTCCGACCAGCAGCCCGTAACGGATAGCCCGTTGCAGAACTGAAAATTGAAGTTCGCGTACATGCCCGCCTGTTGCAAGCACTGGTAGGCCCGGAGGCCGTCTACCTTGATCCGGGTGTTGTAGGTGCTGGTCGTGTAAAACCGACCGCTGGTGATCCCCGCCTCGCAGGACTGGTAGATGGAACCCCCGGTAACATGGATGTCCGTTGCGCCGTCAAAGATGCGGATGCCTGCACCATGAGTGCCGCCGCCCGCGGGGTTTCCGGCCTGCATAGACTGGAAGCCTACCACCTCGATGCGAGTCGCCGGATAGCCGATGCCGCCGTCGTCTCCGAGCCCCACGCCGTCGTCCCCAGTGTAATAGGCAATGCAGCTGTAAAGACCGGAGTCCGTGACCGGACCGAAGTGGAACCCATCACCAAGGGTGTGGTCAGTAATGCAGTCCACCACCTGCACGTTCTTATTGTACAGGCTGCCACCGCTTCCGACATAAATACCGAAGTCGCCCGTTCCGGTGATATACATCCCGCTAATGAGCGTGTTGGGGGAATAGATGCAAAGTCCGTGATTGCCGCTCGTGCGAACCGAAGCCGACCCGAGGATCGCAAAATCGCGGATCGTGACCTTGGCGCAACTGTTCGCTACGACGAAGAACGGAGCCGATGCTGGGCTGGTGGCGGTACTGTACAGCGCGGATGACCGACCATCGCCGAGAATGGTGATGTTGGAAAGGCTGGTCAGATTCGTCAGGGATCCTGCGGTGATCAGGTACTTACCAGCCGGAAAATATAGGGTCGAGCCGTTGGTCATCGCTGCAATAGCGGCATTGATCGCAGTGGTATCGTTAGTCGTGCCGTTGCCGGTTGCGCCGTAGGTTTTCACGTTGATGCGCCCTCCGCTCCCGCCGCCGCCTGCCACCGAATCCACATAGGTTTTGTTACAAAGATCAATGCCCGCAGTAGGAGCCGCTGGCTGCTGAGCCTTATACGTGCCTTGCATCACTAACCCAGTAGAATCGAAATATGCCGGGACATTGCTGCCGAGATAAAAAGAAATGGGAGCGTAGCTACCGGAATTGTCCGCCACGCTTCGGATAATCGCCGTGCCTGACCCATAACCGAGGTAGAGGCCACCTGTAGACGAATCAAAAACCGAAATCGGCGAAGTGAAAATGCCGTAGTTGACTTTCAATTCAGTAGTGTTTTGGAGAGCCAGTGTGCCAAGGCCAAGGTTGGTTATCGCCCCAGCAGCGGTGCTAGCCCCTGTGCCACCGTCCGTAACCGCGAGAGGCGTAATTCCTACGATAGAACCACCCGTAATCGCTACGCTGTTGGAAGTCTGCAAAGACATAGAGCCGAGACCCGTAATGTCCGAAGCCGCCACCCCCGCCTGCCCGATTGAGCCATCGGTGCCAACTGAAGTGAGGAACTGGTGGGCCACCGCCGCCTTGGAGAACACCCCGCCCAGAGTAGAAACGGTCGGTGCGGGGACGGCAAAGCTCTTAGCGATCAACCAACGGCCAGAGCCCACGGTCGGCTGGATCACATTGACGCCATCCGGCGTGGCCGTGCTGGTGGAGAGGTAGTAGTACATCGAGGCACCACCGTCGCCCGGTACCGTCGCCCCCAGCACCCAGACCACGTTATGGTCTGCCGCATTCGTCACCGAAAGCGCAGCGAGCGCGGCCCGGCTATCCACCTGCCGGGTAACATTCAGAGCTAGACTCTTCGTCGTGCCGTTGGTGGAGCCGTCTACTAGGTGATAGTCGTTCGCGGCGGGAAGGACCGTCGTGGTGGATAGATCACGGACTTGGACGTTGGCACCCAGTGCGACTGAGGCCAAGAGAAGAAAAGACAGGAGTTTTTTCATGATGGGTTAAAGATTTCCAGCGACAATGTTGTCACCCGAGTCGGTGACGATGTCATCGCCGCCTCCGGTGATAATGAGGTTTTCGATGATGATGTTGGCAATGCGCACTCCCATGGGCTTGGGCAAATACGGCGATAGCACCGTGACACTTACCGGCAGGTTCGATCCAACGTAGTAGGTCAGGCTCATGTCCCGGTTATCTACCACGCGGACGTTCCCACGGAGGGTCTCACTCAGCGTTTTCTGAATGGAGTAGAGAGTGTTGTCGCTCGTGTTGAGCGCGATTTTTAGAAACAGCATGAAGGCGTACGAGGTGTCCGAAAGCGCGGTAGCCGCCT